GCTCTTTTTTTTTACGGGATGGTGCCAATCCCTTACACGTCAGTGATTATGCGGGCTCTGAGCAGTTTGCAGACGAGTTTCTTCTCGGTGCGAAGGCGATGGGTTTCGTGCCGACTCCGCAGCAATGGAAAATCGCGTGTGCACTGAACGCATGGGATGATGTGAAGGCTAGGCCTCTGCAGAGAACGCTCGGTGTGTGTGTTCCTCGACGTGCAGGTAAGACGACGGCTCTATTGGCTTTGGCTATCGGTCGCTGCCTGGCACGACCTGGCTATGTGGTGCTCTTCACAGCGCAGTCTGGTACGAAGGCTAGCGCTAGGTTCCTTGAGCTTGCACGATCATTGGAGCGTGTGCAGCCTGATGCCGACGCTCGCGGCTTCCGTATCTTGCGGGGTGCAGGTAACCAAAACTTGACATTCGCTAACGGTTCGCACTTCCAGGTGTTGCCGCCGAAGCCTGACGCTTTCCGTGGTGACGCTGGCGACCTGCTCATCCTCGATGAGGCGCAGGAGCATGACGCTGACAGTTCGAGTGAGCTCCTCGGTGCCATCCTTCCAACGATGGACACACGCCTGGGGGCGCAGCTCATCGTGGCCGGTACCGCTGGGGAGCGTCGCAGTGGCCTCTTCTGGGACACGTTAGAGGAAGGCCGCAAGGGTTTAGGGCGCACTGGAATCGTAGAGTTCGCTGCACCTGACGGCACTCTCGAAGAAGACACTGAACGGCCAGAGTTATGGGCTGCCGTACACCCTGGTATCGGTACCCTGACCGACCTTGAGACCATCGAAAACAACTACAACCGACTACCGCGCCCTAACTTCCTGCGCGAATATTTAGGTATCTGGCCGGAAGACTTTAGCCGGTCAGCCATCGACATGGAAAAGTGGCGTGCATCGGCGCAAGAGTTCGACAAGAAGCCCGACCATTTCACGCTCGCGTTCGATGTCGCAGTCGATGGAAGTGTGGCCGCTATCGCTGCCGCATGGCGTGAAGGAGATAAGGCGTTCGTGGAGATCGTAGACCACAAGCAAGGTACTGAGTGGCTGGTGCCGCGTCTTCGTGAACTGGCGCACCGTTACCGTGTGACCATCGGGCATGACACGGTGGGCGCTGCATTGGTGGAAGCTGAGGCGCTCAACCGTCTGCGGCCTCGCCCTCGAGTGAACCCGTTAGCGTATAAAGACCTGTCCCCTGGCTGTGCACGTTTCATGAAGGAGCTGGTGGAGGGCAATCTGCGCCACTTCGACCAAGCTTCACTGAACGATGCGGCACTGAAAGCGGTCAAACGGCCGCTAGGGGAGAACGGTTGGGCATGGACACGCCGCAATTCTGGCGGCGATATCACCCCTCTAGTGGCTGCAACGATGGCTTTGCGCACTTATGACAACATGAAGACACCGCAAAAGATGGTTATTGTGTCATCGAAAACCGCTTGAGTATGGTATAGAATTGGCGCGTGGGCATCCGTAACGCACTTAGACTCATCGAGTCAGGCGATCAACTGAACGAAAGAACGCTGACCCCTAACCAGGGCATCGTCTCGCCTTGGGTTCAGTCGCAGCTTTCGCAGGTTGTCTGGTCGGATGTCTTCGGCACTGAGGCTAACATCGTCAGCCGTGTCGATGCGATGACCATTCCTGCAGTTGCTAAGGCACGCCAGATTCTCGTCTCCACCATTGCACGCTTTCCCCTCATCGCCCTGGATGCTTCCGATGCTAACCAGAACCTCGCTTGGCTGCAGGCTACCGACGGCGACGTAAGCCCATGGCATCGCATGGCGTGGACTATTGACGACCTAATCTTCAGCGGTTGGTCACTGTGGGGTGTTGAGCGTGACGCTAACGGCGTCATTATCAAAGCCGACCGCTGTCCTATTGAACGCTGGCACATCGACGTGAACGGTGCCATCGTTATCGACGATCAGGTGGCTGAGGCTGACAGTGTAATCCTCATCCCTGGCCCATTCGAAGGCCTTCTCAAGGTGGCTTCACGCACCATCAAGGGTGGTGCAAAGCTGGAAAACAGCTGGGTTGGTAAGGCTACTAACCCGATTCCTGCCATTGAACTGCACGCCACGACCGATGACCCTCTCGAAATCGACGAGGTACAGGCACTCGTGCAGGCGTGGGCTGACGCCCGTAGCGACGTGAACGGTGCCATCGCGTTCACCCCTCACAACATCGAAGCACGCGCACACGGTAACGCAGAACCTTCCTTGCTCATCGAAGGCCGTAACTTCCTTCGCATCGACATCGGTGCGTTCCTCGGTATCCCTGCCGCGCTCATGGATGCCAGCCTGTCTACGGCTTCGCTGACCTATTCCACGCAGGAAGGCCAGCGCAACGAGTTCGCAGACTTCACACTGCCCTACTGGCTTGAGCCTATTCAGCAGCGCCTGTCTATGGATGACGTCGTACCTGCCGGCCAGCGTGTCCGCTTCGACCTCACCGAACTGTTCACTGTTCCTAACAGCCCTAACGGGCCCATCACGGAAGACTAAAACATGTCTAAAGACGTACAAATCGAAGCCGGTAGCCTCTACGCTAACGCCGAACAGCGTGTCGTTTCAGGGCTTCTGCTCCCTTATGGAGAGATCGGGCAGACCAATCTTGGCCGTTTCAGTGTTGAACCTGGCTCTGTAAACATCCCAACAGACCCTGCAGTAGTCACTCTGAACGTAGACCACAATCGTGAAGAGCCTGTCGGCCGCGCTACTGAACTCACTGAGACTGCTGCCGGTATCGTAGGCACCTTCCAAATCGCGAAGACGGAAGAGGGCGACCAGCTCCTTGCCGAAATCGCAGACGGCACTCGTGCCAAGTTGTCAGCCGAAGTGAAGAACGTGGTCATCCGCGCACGTAAAGCTGTCTCCGGCTCGCTGTTCGGCGCTGCCGTTGTCGCTCAGGGCGCGTTCCCTTCTGCAGCTCTCCTCGCAGAGTTCGCGGAAGATACAGACCCCGAAGAGGAAGAGGAAACCGTGGAAGACGCCACCCTCGAAGCACAAGTCTTAGACGTAGTCCCCGACCCTGAGGGCAACGTCGAAGAGATCGTCGTCGATGACTTGCCTGAGCAGGTAATCGTAGACGTAGTAAACCCAGCGGATGGAACCGTGGAGCCCACGGTCTTCGTTCCTGAAACCCCATCAAACACACAAGGAGATAACCCCATGGGCGCAGCAACCGCACCCGAGACCCTGCAGGCTCACAAGGCTGCGCCTGTATCCCAGGGCCTCAACGTAGTAGTAAACCAGTTGAGCGAGGCCGCTAAGTCCGGTTCGCGTTCACTCTTCGCAGAGGTCGCTAAGCGCGATGACGCTCAGGCTGTAACCAGCCTGTTCGCTGCTCTCGAAGATATCAAGTACGACGGCGTCGGCTCTGTCGGTATCAACACTCAGCAGCCTCAGTGGCTGGGTGAGCTGTGGACCGGCCGCACCTACGAGCGCAAGTACATTCCCCTTATCGGTTCCGGTGCTCTCACGAGCCTCACCATGGAAGCATGGAAGTGGAACGCTAAGCCTTCCGTCGCTGCATGGACTGGTAACAAGACGGCCGTTCCATCGAACGAGCCTTCGACTACTCCCGTAACCATCTCGGGACAGCGTTACGCTGGCGCACACGACTGGGCTCGCGAGTTCCGCGACTTCGGCCGCACCGACGTAATCGAGTCGGCACTGCGTGCCATGACCGAGTCCTACGCTAAGGTAACCGACCTTGCAACGATCGACGCACTGGTAACCGGAGCCACCGATGTAGTATCAGGCACCTACACCACGCAGGTTGCATGGAACCGCATCATGGACGGCGTCGAGGCTATCATCGACACCGCCGTGCCAACCTTTGCAATCGTAGCTGCAGACATGTACCGCGAACTCGTTATGACTCAGTCGAACGACTCGCTCGCATACCTGAACGCTTCGCTGGGTCTCGAAGCTGGAACCCTCGCCGGTTTCAGCATCATCCCATCTACCGAGCTGGAAGACGGCAACGTTCTCGTCGGTTCGCGTGAGGCTGCAGTCTCGTACGAGCTCGGTGGCTCGCCTATCCGTGTAGAGGCTGAGGCCATCTCCGTGGGTGGCTTCGACATCGGACTCTTTGGTTACCACGCCGTAAACGTGGTAAACGCTGGAGCCCTGGCCTTGGTTGCTCCTGCAGCCTAGCCAGTAATTAGAGGGGGGGAAGCCGCACCCCCTGCGATGAACCTAGTTCAGTCAAGCTTCCCCCTCTCAACCCCCTCTCACTTGAAAGGAGCCGACCATGGCTTACCTGCCTACACCTGATAACATCGGCTCGATGTACGTCGGAGACATCCCAGAGTCTCCTAGCGACATCTTCTTCCATGATGAGGCTGGCAACCCTGCCGCCACTAGCCACTTCACGACGCTCAGCACCCACCTATTCAGCCCTGCAGGTGTAGACCTGGGGGCCCTCACGACGACGGTCGCAGACGGCCACGGTGTGCATGTAGCTTGGCCAACAACGTCGAAGTTCACGACGGCTGGCCTGTACTCCCTTCACTTCACGTTCACGAAGACTGGCGGCGAACGTGTCACTGCAGAGCCTCTTCGCCTGGTCATCCAGGGCCTTGACGGCTGGCTCACTCTTGAAGGTGCACGATCACAGTGGGCAGATGCTCCACTCGATGACGTATTCCTAGCCCAGATTCTCGATGCTGCAAAACTGCAGTGTGTCGCATACGCTCCTGCCCTTGCCGTTGGCGCTGTAATCCCTGTGAACTACTTGCACGCACAGCTGATGCAGTCGCGCGCGTTACTACAGTCAGTCCTCGCAAACCAACAGGATAACGTAGGCGTCGATGGCTTCCAGGTACGTGTGTTCCCCCTCGATTTCACTATTCGCGCTCTGCTCCGACCTAAAAAGGCTTTCGGAGGGATGTACTAATGTCTGTACGTAGCGAACTAGCAGCAGCACTCAAGCCTCTCCTGCCTTCCACGGTGAAGATTATCGACGTACCCCGTTCACTCGATGGCCTCGAAGCGAAGCGCCCCGTGGTCATGCTGTACCGTGAAAGCCGCGCTAAGGCACCTAACGCACTCGGAGACTACCTAGACACATTCTCGCTGTACGTAGTAACCCCAGGCGTAGACGTTACCCGTGCAGAAGATGCACTAGATAACACGCTCGACCAGGTCATCGACGCCCTCGATCAGGTCAAGTGGCTCAACTGGTCTACCGCCGAACGCTCCCTCTTCGGAGATGCGCAGGCACCGGCTTACAAAATCACCCTAACAATCGCATACAACAAGTAAGGAAACAAAATGGCACAGATCGCTGTTCAGCCCATCTACCTTAAGGATGTAGTCCTTACGGTTGCTGGGTCTGATTTTGAGAAGGCAGTTAGCTCTGTAAGCTTTACCCCTTCGGTAGCTACCGCTACCTTCAAGGGACTCGAGCCTACTGCAGTGTTTACGAACGTAGGAAGCTCTACCTGGATGGTAGACATCTCTTACGCTCAGGACTGGGAGACCACCGGCTCTCTGTCTGCATACCTGTACGAGAACGAAGGCGCAGAAGTTACTCTGACCTTCGAGCCCGTAAACGGCGGCTCTTCATGGTCTGCAGACGTCATCGTCGTTCCTGGTGCCGTAGGTGGCGCTGTAGACAGCTACGCAGTAGCAACTGTCTCGCTCCCTGTCCAGGGACGTCCCACCTACACGCCAGCCGTCTAGTTAGAGGTGCTCCCGTGGGCGCGATTATTTGGGAAAGCAAGGAGCTGCAGGCCGCAATTCTTGCCCTCAAAGTAATCGACCGAGACCTCCGCAAGGAAGTACTCAAACGCACGCGGGAGCTCATCCTCAAGGACTGGGATAGTGCAGTCGCTGACGAGATCAGCACAGTTGGCGGCGACGTATACGCTACCCGTCTCACTATGCGAAACACTCGTGTGAAGGTAGGCACGCAAGGCTTCACCTTGCAGGCTGCCACCCGTGGAACTAAGGCAACCTCTGGCGGCCTCATCTCTTCTAAGCATTACTATCTAGCAGAGTTTGGTGCAGATAAGAAGGTCGTGCCAGTAAACGGCCGCCGAGGCGCTACAAGCTACCAATACAAGCGCACAGTGAACACAGGCTTCCAGCGACGCGTCAAATATGGGCGCTACGCATACAAGGCAGCCGGTAAAATGATGACTAGGGCAATTGCGCTCTACACGCAGACCACCATTCAGATGGTTTACGCAGCTTTCGAAGGGAAATAGCCATGGCCGGCATCAACATAGACGCAGGTCTAGGCACTAAAGACTTCCTCAAAGGCACCAACGACATGGAGAAAGCCCTAGAAGGGGTCTCCGATGAGCTCGAAACGGTCGCTAAAGACGGCGACAAAAGCCTCGAAAAGCTGTCAGATAAGCTAAAAGAAGCCCAGAAAGCGGCCGAAAAGGCTGGCGATGGCATCCAAAAGAGCATCGGTGGAGGCACTAAAAAGGGTGCTGCGGAGGCTGTAGACGCCACTGAGGTAGTCCAAAAGGAGGCTGTGGCCAATCTTTCTGAGACTGTTTCAAGTTTCGACGGCACAGTATCCAGCTTCGGTGACGCCATCCAGGGCACACTCGGCGGTATCATCCAGGATCTCTCCGGCATGGGCCTCGCTCTTGGTGTCGCTGGCGCTATTGGTGTCGGCTACCTTATCAAAGAGTTCGAAAAAGCCGAATTAGACGCCGAAAAGATGAAAGAGCGCATCGCGGCCATCGGTGAGCAACTTATCGACACTGGCGACATCTCACTCGAGTTTATCATCGACCAAATGAAGGGCCTCGCAACCGAGACTGAGGCCGGTGTAACGAACCTGAAAGACCTCAAAGGCATCGCAGACAGGGCAGGGGAAAGCCTTGGCGCTCTCGCTGCAGCATACGCTGGAGATACTAAAGGCCTGAAAGACTTCGTCGAACAGAAGAAGAAGCAACTACAGAACGAAAAGGACTACGCTAACGCCCTCAAAGAGACGAAGGGCGCTAACGATCAGGCTGCACTAGCTGCACAGGGCCACTCGCAGGCGACACAGGTTTACGTTCAGAAGCTCGAGCAGGCTGCGGCCGCTGCAGAACAGGCTCAAGAGACAGAGAAGGCATGGCTTAAAGCTGGCGGCAAGGAGATGCAGACCAAACAGGGTCTAGTCTCTGCCATAAACGATGCTTATGATGACCTCGCAGGTAGTGTCGAAGAGTTCACCGACAAAGAGTCGAAGGTCTTCGATGTAGAAGGCTACATCAAGGCCATGCAGGAGCGTGAAATCGCTCTCAAGAACTATCAGACTTCGATAACCACATCAGGGCTCTCTCAGGGCGCTATCGACTTCCTCAACTCGCAGGGTTTCGAAGCTGCCGATGCCATGCTCAAGGGATACCAGAAGCAAGGCCCTGCAGCTAAAGAAGAACTAAACCGTATTTGGGAAGAAGCTTCAAAGAAGGCTTCTGGGTCTGTAGAAACTGAGCTAGATAGTGTTATCAAAGCGAAGCGTGAAGCTTCCATAACTGCGACAGTGGACAAAGCTAAAGCAGAAGCAGAACTAAAAGCTCTGACCGAGAATAAGACCGTAAAGGTTATGATCGATTGGCGCGATACTTATGGAAGGCCCGTCAGCTAATGGCATACACTCAGCCCGTCATCTCTTCCGATGTAGGAAGTTTCAGCCCACTGTTACGCACCACTGCAGAGGAAACTGTCACCAGCCGCAACATCATCCACCCCCTCCTCGGTGGCGGTGTAGCTGTCACCTTCGGCGGAGACTCCGAAGCGACCAGCACCCTCGAGATGCTGTTCGACTCCGAAGCGTCAGCCCTCGACGCCTACACGAAGCTCAACACCGGCCACCTGTTCCAGCTCACCGACTATTCAAAGACCAGCACATCCATGTACTTCACCCTGGCCGGTAGCTTGGTACGCAAATACGTGCCAGATACTGCAGACACGTGGATCGTGACAGCTGACATTCAGCAAGTAGTGCCCTAATGCCTGCCCTGTCTAAACATTATGCACTCCTGGACTTCGACCCAGGAAACACTGCATCGGTACCAGTCGAACCTATCAGCGTAGACGTGACAGCAAATGAAGCCTGGTCGCCTTACATCCAGGCCACCGTCGTAGTGCAAACTAGCTCGATGCCTTACAGTCCAGACCCACGCTTCCCCCTATTTATGGGGCTACGCCTGCAACAGGACTTCGGAGACCTCCTGTACGTGCATGAGCTGACAGACGACTACACGCCAGTAACCATGTCATCTATCACAGCCGCTTACACGCCTGTAACCGTGGCAAAAATCACTCGAACCTACACGGCACCGTGGAACATCTTCGAGACAGGCCTGCCCATGTCTACAGTGACGACGGCTTACACCCCTGTAACGCCTCTCAAGCTCACTAATGCAGGTCTAGCTAACGTATGGAGCATGTCAGACTTCTTGCACAGCTCCGGCACGTTCAACCCTCAAGACTCCACCATCTTTGACGGCTACCTCATGCTGCGAAGCATCGTTAGAGATTATGTAACAGGAACTAGCACCCTCGAACTGACCAGCCATGAAGCGATGCTCATCGACACTATCGGCTACGCAGACACTACACCCGTCAGCTTTACGAGTCTCCGCAGCATCATCAACTTCGTGCTAGACATCAGCATTGGTGGATGGGCACAACTAGAACCAGGTGCGGCCGACCGCACATACAGTCCAGCCTATGGGCTCCTCTGGAAGCCAGAGCAGACAGGCTGGGACATCCTCGACGCTTTAGTAAAGCAAGCTAACCTAGTGCTTTACTGTGACGAGGCAGGCGCCTGGCATCTCAACACTGCAGGATCCACTACCGGAGACCTATACCTCAAAGATGACGACAACCTCACCACTCTTTCCAGCCGTATAGATCGTAACGACCAAAACTTCTTCGACCTGGCACGCATCGAATACCGTTACCAAGATGGTACGCCATCCATCTACGACGCTTACGGTGCTAGTGGCTTCGACATCTCCAAAGACCGTTACTTCCTACTGCAAGACATCCCCTACCCTGGTAGTGGTGCAGCTTTAGCGATGGTGCAGCGTGCTCAAACACGTGGAGAAATATTGGCCACCGAAGCGATATCAAATTATGATGCGAGACCGCGTCAAACGATGACCATTGACGTGACGGGCGAGCCAGTGAAAACTGCAATCGTGCAAAGCGTCACCTGGTCGCTCCCATCCGCTAGAATGTCGGTAGACATTCGGAATGTACAGGAAGTAATCTAATGGCTACAGGCGCACTCGATGCTAACGGCATTTGGCAGTATGGCGAAGACGACAGCAACACGACGTTCTCGGCGCTCATCAACCGGCTAGGCAGCTCAACCTCTACCCAAATGGCAAAAGCACTTTACACTGGACGAGTAATCCAGACAGTAACAGAAACATATGCCACAACAGTTAATAGCACTTCTACTAGCTTCGTAACTTCAGGTTTGCAGGCAGCAATAACTCCGCGCTTCGCATCAAGCAAAATCTTGATTATGGTAACAGGCTCCTCTAGCCACGCAAACGCCGGCTCTCGTGTTTCTGAAACTCTCTATCGTGGAGGTTCTGGCGGAACTAACCTAGGCTCTGGAAATGGTATGGCTACCCAATACCAAGCAAACGGTGAAACAGTAACACCTTTTAGCATCATATATCTAGACTCTCCAGCAACAACAAGCTCAACTACATACACTCTTATGTACAAGTCACACGGTGGAAACTGCACCATCCAAGACGCCGGAGCTACTTCAAGCATCGTACTCATGGAGGTAACAGCCTAATGAACATTCCACTCATCTTGACGACTAACTACCCCGGCGCACAATGGGTGCTAACTGGCGAAGAATATGCCGGCCTTGAATGGCTCGACGAGTCACCAAAACCCACCGAAAAAGAGCTCCTAGACCAGTCTGCGGCCGTCGAATACCAGACGGCCTACAATGCTGTTAGCGCTGCACGACAGGCTGCCTACCAAGCCACGAGCGACCCTATCTTCTTCCAGGCACAGCGTGGCGAAAAGACTCAACAAGAATGGCTCGACGCAGTCCAGGCAATCAACGACGCTAACCCATACCCTGCCGCACCTAAAGCGAAGAAGTAGCTCATGGCGTGGGGGCAGCTTATAGGCGTAGACGAAACCGTAACCGATCAGGCCGGCTGGTGTGCACGCTTCCAGTGGAAGTCATTCTACTGCAACTCTGCCATCGACTATGAGACCAGCATCGACTGCTGGAACGGGTCACAGTCTAAGCATCCAGTCGTCGAGCCTCCTGCCGGAGTGTCTGTGCCCATCTATTACAGTTGGCGCGACATGGGCCACAGTGCTACGTGGGTAGCCGGTAAAGGTGTTCTCTCATCTCCTGGCGAAGGCTACGGCCAGCAATGGTTCCGCAGCATCGAAGAGTGTGGCCGTTACTTCGGTGCCAGCTACCTTGGCTGGACTGAGGATATGGCTGGCGTGCCCGTTGTGCAATACATCGCAGACCCTGCACCTGCACCTGCACCAGAGCCCACACCAGGCCCTACCGTCACCACCTACACCGTCGTGCCAGAAGATAACCTGTGGGGTATCGCAGAACGCTTCTACGGTCATGCAGACTGGGATAACGTGATGGACATCGCTAACGCGAACGGCATCGAGAACCCTGCACTCATCTTCCCTGGCCAAACACTCACGATCCCTGGAATCTAAAATGATGTTATTCAGTCGAGACTTCTGGTCACTCGCTTTCGAACGTATGGTGAAGACCGTCGCACAGACAGCCGTCGCAACCATTACGGCCTCCACGTTCATCCCTACCGTAGGCGATGCATGGCTGACCGTAGCCACCACATCAGGCCTCGCAGGCCTCGTCTCAGTGCTCACGTCACTGTCATCGTATGATGCCATCCAGAAGGCTGTCACTGCACCCATCGAAGCTGACGTGAAACTGGCTGCAGAAGTCGGTCAGCGTCAAGGCCCACTCAAAGGCGGCAAGTAATGGCTGACGATACGGCGGTAATTACGTTGCGCGAAGTGTACGACCTCGTGCTCGAGTTGAAAACGGAAATGAGTCCGACGCCTTCACAGCTGCGCGATCATGAAGACCGCATCCGTGACCTTGAACGCAAGGTGTGGTCATATTCTGGTATTTCTGCCGTTGCTGCCGTGGTGCTCTCTCAGGTAGTCACAGCGCTTCTCAAGTAGTCGAGCCCTCTCGTGCGACACGCCGAGGGGGTTTCTCCACTTGACAGCGTGTTGCATCGCAACACATAATGGATACATAAGCAACACCGCCAAACGAAAAGGACACCATGAACTACATCAACGCCATCCGCTACCTCATGGCAAAAGACGCATACACGGTCCTAGGAGCTGTACGCGAATATGCACGCCGCCAGAAGGCCACACGATGAGACTGCAACTGCCCTCAGAAATCGACAGACGCCTCAACGAAGCAATAAAAGCCGAACCTGACATGCTCGAACAGTTGAAAGCCAGCTACTTCGAGACAGGCCGCACCGTAGACGATCTAATCCTCATCCTCTCCAACAAGTACAAGGAGCTAACCACGTGAACACTCGCAGCATCCGCATACCGGAAGACCTGCTCTACGCCCTGCAGCTCATCGCTGAACAGGAAGACCGCACCGTCTCCGACTGCATTCGTCAAGCCGTCAAACAATACGCTGACAGGATGCTCGTCAAATGATGG